TGACGAGCGAGGCCGACGTGAGCCGGATCACGGTCTGCGAGGCCGTGATCGGCCCCGCCAGCGTGGTCGTATTGAGATCAGCCGCCATGCGCCACCCCCCTCAGTACGACGGCGCCCATTTGGCGCCGTTCCAGGTCATGATGATCAGCTTCCCGGTGACGGCCGTACTCGCGATGAGCACGTTGCCGGCCGTGTCGGTCACCCACGCGCCCGTCGGCTCAATCGCCAACTGGAAGCCCGCGGCCGCGCCCGCCGGCACGACGATCGTGCTGACCGGATTGACCGTGCCGGACATCTTGAAGTACGAGCCGGTCGGCGTGACGGAGGTGGCCGAGGAGACGGTGCTGCCCGCGACGGCGATTCCGTTCGCGCCGTTGGTCTGCACCCACTGCCCGGCCGTCGTGACGCCCAGGCAATCGAAGAGCGCGCCCACCTCGCCGCCGAGATTGGAGCCGCCCGAGACGATCCACGGCACATAGAGCAACGTGGAGCGCGTGCACTGCCCGCCCGGGATGTAGCCGTTGTAGGCGACCGGCGGCCCGACCCAGACGGTCGCGCCGCTCGCGTGCGGCGTCGCCCGGGTGCCGAGCTGCCCGCGCGTAATCCCGATCGTCGTCGACGTCACCGTGCGGACGGCGACGGCTTCGCGATCGATCAACGCGTAGACGAGCGTCGCGCCGGTGCCTGGGGCCGTAAACCCCGTGGCGGACGCGACGACCATGATCTGTCCCGCGGCCGTCGTGACGGCCGAGGACAGGGTCGTGGAGGACAGGACCGTCTGCGCGAACGCAGCCGATCCGGCGAAGAGGAGCCATCCGACAATCAGCGTCGAGACGGCCCGGCGAAACAGAGTCTTCATATGCCGTCTCCTTTCTAGGCGCCGAGGATGCGGACGCAGCACTCGTCGTTGTACAGGTTGCCGAAGCCGATCAGGCAGTCGAAGCGGTTGATCATCCGCGACAGCTGGCCGTCGAATTGCCGAATGAACCGAATGGCGACGCCGCTTTCCGGATCGCGCCGCTGCCAGCAGATCTCGACCGAGCCCGAGGGCTTCTCGAGGGGCACGCCGACGAACGCGAAGGCATGCTTGGTGAACGCGAGCCCGTTGATCCCGCTGTGCGCCGAGGTCGGCGCCGCGGTGCCGCGGAACATCGTGAGCGCCGCGCCGGCGACCGGCAGGGCGTCGACGTTCTGGTACTGCGAGCCCGGCCCGTAGATCGGGATGTTGAGCGTGAGCGTCGCCGCCGACGAGGCGCCCGTGGTCGGCACCGTCACGGCGAACGGCTTCAAGACGGAGGTCGTCTTGCGCCGCGTCATCGGGTTGACCTGGTAGACGCTCGCGATATCGAACGCGTCGCCCTGGAGGAACGTGTCCCCGTTCGTGCACGTCACCGCCAAGGTCGTCGCGCCGTTGACGGGTGCGGTCGTGACCGTGACGGCGCCGGCCCACACGCCGGACGTGTGAGAGTAGAGCGACATCGACTCGTACCACTCGAAGCCGTCGCCCGAGCCGACGATCCCCGTGCGGAACTGCTTGCTGATGTCCGAGACGGGGTTGAAGTACGCGATCGACGACTTCTTGGCCGCGCGCATGATGTTCGGCGGCACGATGCAGACGCGGTTGCCTTCATCGTTCGCGCCGCCGAGCTCGACGAGCCGCTGCCGCGCGGCGGCCGACGTGCCGTCAAAGACGTCCGAGGTCGGATCGGTGCCGAGCACGCCGACGAAGTTGTTGCTGTTCTGATAGGCCCAGAGCGCGGCGCGGGAGTCGATCTCCTGGGCGATCTGCGCCATCGCGGGCGCGAGGTACTCGGTTTCGAGCTGCTCGTTGGACCGTTCCATCTTGACGGCCTTCTCGTACGAGTCCCACTCGAAGTCGATCCCGAAGGGTTGGTTCAGGTTGATGGTCGTGAAGATGCGGTTCAGCGGATCCGGCGTGTAGCCGAGGCCGTTGCGGATGAGGAAGCGCTGCGGTTTCTTCATCCGGATCGAGTCGTTGACGGCAAAGGGTTTTTCGAAATCCCCTTGCGCGTCGGTCGAGAAGTTGCTGACCACTGCGAGCTTGTTCTTCAGCAGCGACAGACACTTCATCGACATCCAGTCGACGGTTTGAAAGGCGTTAGCCATGATTTACCTGTGGAGGCGTGCCCCGGCGGCTTTCTCGAGCTCGAGCCGGTTGAAGGTGGCGAAATCGTCCCGCTTGATCGCGTCCGCGACGGGATCGGCGGCCGAGGCGGCGCGCGATCCGAGGACGACGGGTGGAGCGGGGGCATCAGTGACCGTCTTCGGCGCCGGCGGCGTATCGCGGGCGGCGGACGGCGTGAGCCGCGCCTCGAGGCGCCCGAGCTCGCGAAGGAGCTGGCGCGGCGAGAGCACGGGAATCCCCTGCGCGTCGACGGCGGTGAGTCGCGTCAGATCGTCAGGGTGCGCGGAGAGATAGGCGACGATCTCGGGCGCCGTGTCGGGCGTCGCGAGGAGTTCCGTCGCAATGGCGTTGATCGGGCCGCCGGCGGTGCCCGGGGGTAGCGAGGCGAACGGAATCAACCGCCCAAGGAGATCCTGATCGAGCCGATCCTTGAAGGTCGGATCGGCGGTCATGCGGTCCGTGAAGGCTTTCGCCATCGCGCCGGCCGACGTGCGGAATTCCGTCTCGGCCTGCGTCGCCTGCGTGCGGGCCTGGTGCGCGGCGTCACGCGTGCGGAGTTCCTGACGCGCATCCCACCGGCCGACTTCCCGCAAATATTTCGGGTCGTACTCGCCGCCGGGATACCGCGTCAGGTCTGTCGCATCGGGTTCCGGATCGGCCGGATCGGGCGCGAGCGCGATCGGCGCGGGCTTCGCGGGGTCCTTCGCCGGCGGCGTCGGCGGCAACAGCGCACGCAGGCGCTCGTTTTCCGCCCGCAGATCCGCCGTGGCGCGGTCGGTCGAGTCGCGAATGCGGTCGTTGATGTCCTGCTGACGCTTGGAGACGACCTTCGGCGGCTCGACGACCGCGGGCGGCTCGACGACGGCAGGCTTCGCGTCCGGGACCGGCAAGGGCTTGCCGAGCCGTTCCGCACGGTCGGCCGCATGAAACGCGGCAAAGTCATCCGCCGCGACGGCTGTTTCGGCCGCGGTCAGCGGCGGCGCGGCGATCGGTTCTGCGGGCTGCGCGGGTGCAGCGGCGGCGCTTGGTTCCACGTCGGACCCTCAGCGCGCTCGTCCCAGCGGGCGGTACGTCCGGATGCGAGGGCTACAACGACAAACGGCGTGTGGGGCGCCTCGGGAGTTTTCAGGCTCCTGGCCTTCCATCACACGCCGTCGTATCGTGTAGTCCCTTGTGCGAAGCGTCAGCGGTGGACGAGACCGCTCTTCGAGCTGCAGGCTCTAGACGCGCCGCGGGAGTCGGCTATCTCATACGAGCAACCACATCGAGCGCGACCAGTAGAATTTGAGCCGAATCATCAGCTCGTTCACGTCCGCTGGCCACATGTCGAAATCCATTGTGCGGAGCCGGATCGGTTAAACGCAACTGGTCACACGCGCGGCGGCCAATTCCACTGACACGGCCCGTCGCCTTGCGTCAGGCCATCGTCCATGTGCTGCCCCTTCGGGCCGAAGACGAACAGCCGCACGGTGCCATCGGGCGCGACGGCTTGAATGATGGCCGGGCTCTGCGTCGGCGGGTACTTCCCGTCTGCGCTGCCGGGATGGTTGTAGATCACGATCCGTCCGATGCTCGGCTTCTGCTCCCCCATGAGTGCCTCCTGTGGTTACGACGGCGACAGCGCCCCGCGCTGAATCGCCTGCCCCACGCCCACCTTCATCTCGTCGACGATCGCGAAGGCGCGATGACACGCCGGACACGGCACGACGTTGCCGGTGCCCATGAGCACGAGGATCGTCTCGGCCTCGCAGCTGCACTGAATCACGACCGTCGGCCAGTGCGCCTTGATGGCGAACGCCTGGCCCACGATCGGCAGGCCATCAAAGGTGTTGGCCATCAGGCGTCCGCGCCGGCGTCGGCCGGCGGCGCGAGATCCGCGGCCTGCTGCCCTTGCTCGAGCGCCTGCGCGTGCCCTTGGTCGCTCTGTTCGAGGGCCTGCGCGTGCCCCTGGTCCCCTTGCTCGAGTGCGTGCGCCTGGCCCATGCCGGCGAGGCCGACGGCGTGCGCGCGGTCCAGATCCGCCTGATGCGCGTCGGCGAGCTGCGCGCCCACCCGGCCGCGTTCTTCCATGAACAGCGTGAGGCGATCGACCTTGGCGCCGAGCTCCGCCACGCCGAGTTTCGTTTCGCGATCGAGCGCCGCCAGTTTTTCCTTGCTCTGGATGTCCGCGGCGGCGATGCGTTCCCGCGACTCCGTCTCGGCCTTCTTCGTGAGGATCTCCTGGCTCAGCTTCTGGAGCATCTCCTTGAGCTGCCCCACCTCCTGCTGTCCCTGGGCGAGCTGCTGCCGGAGTTGCTGCGGATCCGGCCCTTCGCCGTCCTTCGGTTTGCGGAACTGCGGCGGCGTGATGCGATCGGCGAGCTCGTCGAGGAGCGGTGAGAGCTGGCCGAAGCCCATCGTGGCCGCCTGGAGCCGGACGATGAGGTCCGCGCACTGCGCGGCCACGACCGGAATCTGCATCAGGCTCTGCACGAACTCGTTGACGGCCTCGCGCTCGCTGTCGACCGCCGGCCCGCTCGAGACCGTGACGAGGTAGTCGCCCTTCGTGTCGACCGAGTCCTCGCAGCCGCTCGGGAGCCGGCCCTTCCACGCCTGCAGCGCCTGATCGTGCGCGACGTTGTCCGGATAGTGCTTGGCGTCGGGCTTCGGGTCGTTGACGCGGACGATCTTCGCCGTGCCGTCGGCGTCGCGGATGCCCGTGTCGCGCGCCGTGTCGAGAATTTTGTCGAGCAGGTCCTCGAAGATGACGCCGACGTGGCGGATCAGATCGTCGTAGTGCGCGTTGAAATGGAAGCTCCCGATCTGGCCGCTCTTCTCGATCTGCTTCAGCGCGATCCCGGACTTTTCGTTGTGGCGCTGCGCCTCGGTCGGCAGCGGCGAGCCCATGATCGCGGACTGAATCGCACGGCGGGCCGACTCTTTGAATTGTTCGATGCCGGCGAGCGCCGGATCCCACGACTGGCGGACGGGCGGCGGCAGCACTTGCTGCGTCGCGCCATCGACCACCGGTTTCAACGTGATGACCGCGACGGGCTCCCGCGTCGAGCGCGCGAGGAGATCGAGTTCCTTCGGCGTCAGCTGCCCCTCATAGACGAAGTACGGAAACTTTGGAATGCCGCCGACGATCTCCGCTTCGGTCGTCCAGCCGTACGCATGCGCCATGACCGGATCCCGCGCCAGGCGCACCATGGAGAGGATCTGCCGCTTCGGGCCGCTGCCCGTGTCGACGTAGATCACTTTGCCCAGGCACGAGGCGAACGGGATGTACTTGCCTTTCCACGCCGTCGTCTTCAAGATCTCGACGCCGTTCGTCATGTACTGCGTGACTTCGTGCTCGGGCACCTCCCGCTCGCGGAGGATCAGCTCTGAGAGCGTGGCGAGGGCGCCGGGCGCGAGCTCGTCCTCGAAGATCTCGAGTGGGCCGCGCCGGTCGGCGCGTTTGATCAGCAGCAGGCGGCGCATCCGCACGAGTTCCTTCGTCCAGTACTCGGCGACCTTCACCGTCTGCCGATCGCCGTTCACCCACGACGGCGCGAGCGTCCGCAGTTCGAGCGTGAAGTCCTGAATGGCGGCGTGCGGCCAGGTGATCTTGAATTCCCGGATCGGCGTCGGTTCGACGTAGAACAAGTACCGGAGGTCGCTGCCATCCGGCCGCTTGAAGTCCGGATCCGGCAGGACCATGTTGGGGTTCGGGATGTCCTCGATCCAGAGATCCTGATTGAAGGAGCGATCGGACGACTCGCGCGTCGTCACGCGCACCCAGCCGAAGGACCGCTCGACCGCGTTCTGATGCGCCGTCGTGTAGGCCAGCTGCGCGTGCGAGCGATACTCGGTTTCGCGCGCCTTGCTCGCGTAGAACTGCGCGCCCTGGTCGTTGGCGCCGTTGCCCGTCGGCGCGAACTTCATCGCCCGCGGATTCGCCAGGACGTTGTTGATCACCTGGTTGGTGTACTGGCCGATTTCATCCAGCGCGAGACAGGGCCGGTTCGCGTCTTCCCGCTCCTTGCGCTCGATCGGATCCCACGGATCGCCGCTGACGTACCGCATGTCCGTATCGCCTTCGTCGACGATCGGCGACCAGGCCGATTGCGCGTAGTCGTAGCGGGTGCGAATCTCCTGCAGGATCTGATCGTCGGTGCGCCCGCGCCCTTGCCGGGGGGCGACGCGCTCCCGATCGCCGCGCAGATCGCCGCCGGGCTGGCTGGTCGCGCCCGCCCCCGCCGGCGCGGCGACGCCGCCGCCCAGAATCTCGTTGCCCGCGTGACTCTCGGGAATGCCGAGTTGGGAGGTGAAGGCCATCTACTGCGCTTCCCCGTAGCAGCGAATGGTGCCCGAGGCGATGGTCCCGACGTCCATGATGAAGCGGACGGCGTTCGCGGTGTTCGCCACAAAATACGATCCCGCGATGCTCCCCATGATCACGCCGGCCGTGTTGAACGGGTTCCCCGTGATCTGCCCGGCCATGTTGAAGACCTTCGTCGCGCTGAGCATGTTGTAGAGCTGCAGATGGCCCGACGTGTTCCCCCCGCTCGTGGCGTACACGCGATTGGCCGTCGTCAGCTTGATCTTGGTGTCGTTGGCGGCGCTGTTCGCGCCGTTCGCGGTATCCGAGATCGAGCTCATATGCGCCCACTGGTAGTTGCCGGTCGTGATCCACGACGCGCCGCCATCGGTGGAGATCTCGAGCAGGAGATCATGGGCGCTCGTGCCCGGCGTCAGGCCGTCCAGCACCATCTGATACACGGAGTAGGTGCTCGTGAAGCAGGTCGTGAAATCGAGCGACGTCGACGCGCTCGCGGTGTGCGATTCGACGAGGACGAGCCCGCCGCCCCCCGACGGCGCCGCCTGCGTGCCGTCCGACCGATAGAACGTGCTCGTCGAGCCCGTCGCTTTCGGCATGAAGCCATGCGCCGACGTCGAGACGTTCCCCGTCGTGTTGTCCGCGAAGGTGTGATCCGCTTCCGTGACGGTCGCGAAACTCGGCGCCCCGGCCGCGTTGCCGTGCAAGAGCGTCGTCGTCGTGCCGAGCGAGCCGAGCGGCGAGACGACTAGGTTCCCCGCGCCGATGATGAGCCGGTTCGCCGTCAGGGTCGCCGTCGCCTGCACGTACCGCGCATCGGCTTGCTTCTGCGTCAGGCCGCCGGACGGGGACACGACGCCCGTCTGGAAGCTCACATCGTCGACGTAGAAGCCGATCGCGCCGCCGAAGTCCGCGATCCGGACCTGGGTGATCGTGCTGCCCGTCGGGACGGCAAACGTGGTGATCGGAATGGCCACCTGCTGGTAGGTGGTCGTGATCGACGAGTCGAACCCGAAGACACTCACCGGCGTGATGGTCACCGCCACGCCCTGCAGGACGTTCGCGGTCCTGAGCGAGACCTGCAGTCCGCGGCCCGCGGTCCACGTCGCCTTACTCCGCAGGTAGAAGACGAGGAAGTTCTGGAGGTTCGGATCGTACGTGCCCGCGCCGATCTGCCCCTGGGCGTATACCGTGTCGACGACGGTCGTGCCTTCGATATCTTTCGTGCCGGCCCGCGGCACGTTGGTTGAATTGACACTGATCGAGGCGCCGCTCGCCGTCCAGTTCCACTCCGTCGGGGATCCGACGTTCTCGGCGTAGACGAGCGTCGACACGGCCCCGACGGGCGCACTCGTCGCCGCCGTCACGAGCACGAACGAGAGGCGCAGCTGCGTGGCCGGGTTGACATCGGGTTCGGAGGGTTGGGCCGCGGGCGTGCCCTGGATCACCGCCACGGTGTTCGACGTCGTGAGCGCAATGACGTCGATCCGATCGAGCGTCGCATGCGCCGCGGCGAGCGTGACGGCCGTCTCGGGGCTCGCGTACTGCACGCCTTGAATGACATAGACCGCCGCCGACACGCGGAACGTGTAGGCCGAGATCCAGACCACTTGCCCGCCGGTCAGCAGATACGACGGCACCGGCGCCACGAGCGCCCGCGCGACGTCGTTGTAGCGGTTGGTGACGTAGCGCTGCGCGACCGAATCCTCTGTCGTGGAGCTACTCGAGGCGCGGATCGTGCCGACCAGGCGCCGCGTATGGTCACTGCTCTTGACGTCGACGCCGTCCTGCTGGGCGATCGCGTCCGTGCGGGTCGTGTCGGAGGTCCAGGCGGCGGAGAGTTCCATCACGCACGTCAGGCCCGAGGCGTACACGAAGACGTCGTAGTTCTTCGCCGTCGTCAGGGCGCTGAGCGCCAGCGTCTTTTCGGCGCACTGGTAGAGGACCCACACCGCGCCGTCATAGAGGCCGATCTGCGACCCGTTGAACGGGGTCCAGTAGATCGTCGATTGCGCCGCACGGTCGGTCGGGCTGACCGGAACGCCGCTCTCGGTCGTCAGCCGGCCGTTGACGACGCTGTAGGGCTCCAGCGTGCGCAGACTGATGGCCGTGAGGATATGCGTGATCGTCGCGCCGTTCGCATGGACGGCCGCGGTCGTGCCTTCGGTGCCGCGGCTGAGCGCGGAGAGGACCGTCCCACTGCGCGCCCCGACCAGGATGATCTCGTTGTCGACAATGACGCGGAAGTTGCCGGACGCCGGGAAGCACGTGCCCGAGGCGACCGTGACGGACGTATCGCCGGCGCCCATCGACCCGCCGTTCGCGATCGCGACACTGCAGTTATTGCTGAACTGCTCTTGCGCGACGTCGGACCGTGTGAGGAGGAGGAGCGCGACGAGGACGAGGACGATGCGCCTCATCGCTCCACCAGGAGATCGAGCCGGCCGGGAGCAAAATGGGGATCCGTCGCCCGGTCGAGGTGCGTATTCACATACGCCACATGCGCCGCGACCGCCTCCTCGCGCGCGATGAGCGATCGCGCGGAGATCGGATGTTCACAGGCGATGCACCGGTCGACGCTGAACGTGTTGGTGTGGCGGGTCACAGATGCCCCTGGAATTCGCGATCGAGGTGTTCGCACTGGAGCGTGATCCCGCCGTCGACGCGTCGCAGCCGCTGCAGGGGTGCGGCCTGGCAGGCTTTCCGCGCACAGCGGAGATAGACGAGCACGCCGCGCGAGGCGAGCAGCTTCGTCGTCCGCTCCAGGAGCTGCCATTCGCTTTTGGTCCAGACTTCGCGCGCTCTCGAGAGCGGCTCGGGCAGGATCAGGCCACTCTCGGCCCGCCGGAAGCCGACCGGGACGGCCTCAGGCGCCATGTTTCTTCACCTGTGCTTGCGTCCGTCGGATCTGTTCGTGCCCGGGCAGCGCGCGAAAGCCGGGCTCCGTCGACAACTGTGCATGGGCGCGCTTCACGGCCTCCGCGCGCGCCTTCAACGCCGGCGGGAGGGGGCGCTTCGCCATCAGGCCGTCGCCTCGAGCGCCGCGATCTGCGCGGTGTAGTGGCGGCGGTGCGCGATCCGCAGATCGGCGATCTCGACGCTCAGATGCGAAAAGAGTTTCCGCGGCTCCCACACCACGCGCGGCCCGAACCACTGCGGCAGCCGCGCGTCCGGCATCTGCGCGACGAGTGCCCGCAATCGGGGCCCGTCGTTGTCATCGCGGCCGATGAAGAGGATTCGCGCCGGCCAGCCGTGCCACGCCTGCGGGTGCGCACGCAGCCAGGCGGCGAGACTGTCGGGATCGATCACGAGGAAAGTATGAGCAGGCGCTTTAGGTGCCCGCAAGATGCGCGGACGCCGTCCCCGGGCCCGGAGCGCCGCGCGCACGCCCTCCGAGACGCGGCGCCGATGAAACGCCGAGCGGCGATAGACGCCTGACGGCATCTCAGTCCCTCGCCGGCTTCTGTTTCGATTTCCGCGTGGCCTTCGACGCGGCCCGCTCCCGTTCGATCCGTCGATTTCGCCGTTGAATGGTCCTCGCGTCCTTGACGATGGATTTCCACAACCAGTCCCACGACATCAAGTGGTTCGCCATCGCTACCCCCACTTCGTTTTCGGCCGCGGCGACGCCGACGTCGGCGGCCCCGATTCCGGCACGGCCACCACTTGCGCAAACGTCAACAAGAACGCATCGGAATCGTCGGGGCTCGCCTCGCCTCGCGCTTGAATGTCCGCTTTGCTCTCGATGACGAGCTTCCCCGCCGTGTCGAGGTGGTAGCCCGCCAGGCAGAGCTGATCGCAGAGGAGGTCGTCGTCGGGCAGCGCGCCGAGGAGCAGCCACTCCTTGCCTTTGGCGTACATGTGCGCCCGCATGTTCTTCCGGTGGACGTCGGGCGACGCGCCGCCGAAATTGATTTCGTAGACGTTGGTGAACCCGAGCGCCTGCAGCCGCACGACGATCGGCGCCCCGAACGCCGCATCGACGAACATCGCCGCGATCCGATGATCGGGCCGTTGATCGCGCAGCAGCTCCGCGCAGAGGCCGATGCGCTGCGAGCGGTCCGGATCGTGTTCCCCCGGGATCCGAATCGCCGGCAGGACGCGCCCGCTGAGCCCGCGCCGGAAGCGCAGGACGTTCCACGCCTTGCCACCGCCCGAGACGTCGAAGCCGCAGATCAGGGGGTCATCAGGCAGCGCCTCGAGCGTCCGCTTGCGTGCCAGGTCGACGCGGCCCTTGTCGATGTATTGCAGCTCCGACGCGCTGGGCGGGAGGCCGAGCACGCGGACGCGGACGTAATCGCTCTCGAGCCCGTAGTCGGTGATCCACTGCGCGATCAGGGCTTTGTTGGTGAAGCGCGACGTCCGCGAATCGACGCGGCGATGGTTCCACCGCGCGGCCAGGTCGCCGAAGCACACGCGATAGAACTGGCCCGTGTTCCGCACCGGCTGGCCCCACGCGAAGAACATCGGTTCGCCGTCCGTGAGCCCGCCGGCGGCCGTCTCCCAGATCTTGTCGGGCACCTGGCTGGCTTCATCGAAGAGATACCAGGAGGTCGAGCGTTTCGCGTGCTGGCCGGCGAAGCTCTGCGCGTTCTCTTGTTTGCAGGTTTGCGCGACGACTTTCCAGACGTCGGCGTAGCGTGGATCGCGGTGATAGATCCCCCGCGCCTGAATGTCGAACCAGTCGGCCGTCAGACACAACTGCGTCCACCAGCGGATCGCCGCCCAGGTGCGCTCCTCGAGCTGCGTCGCCGTGCCGGCGGTCACCGTGCCGATCGAGTAGGGCCGGGTCGACAGGATCCAGTCGGCGATCCACGCGCCCATCGCGCTCTTGCCGGTGCCGTGGCCGCTCGTCTCGTTCATCTGGACGGGCATCACGGTCGTGTTGCCGTCGAACCCGCGGTCGGTGACCTGGTGCCCGAGCTCGGTGAGGAATTCGATTTGATTGGCGTCGGGGCCGGTTTCGTCTTCGAGGGGGCCGGGCTCGCTCCACGGATACGCCAGACGGACGAAGCGCAGCGGATCGTGGTAGCACGAGGCGACGAGCTCGTAGAGGTCGGCGTGCGGATCGGACGCCTCGGGCGACGGCGTGACGAGCGCGCCGGGCCCGACCGTCGCGAGGACCGCGCCCTGCCGCGAGCGACGGCGCATCGTCGCCATTCAGCGGCCGTCCGTGTCACTGAGGCGCCGCAGCGCGCCCGCAAACCACGGGTGCCACGGATTCCTCAGCCCCCGCGCGCGGAGGCGATCGCGTTCGTCTTCGAGTTGCGCCACCCGGCGCTCGCAGAGATCGAGGATGGTCTCGAGCGCGGCTCTGACGTGGTCGCGGTCGTGTTCGGCCTTCGCGAGCGCCGCCATCGCCTCCGGGAGCGTCACGGGTTCTCCTTCGGGGCCACGCGTTTGCGCGCCGCCGCCACCCGGGCCAGGAAGGTCTCGATGCCCGTGACTTCGATCCGATCGACGAGCAACTTGAAATGCTTGGCGAGCGTCTCGAGGGTGCGGACCTTGTCCCAGAGCTTGAGCTTGTGGATCGTGTCGGTGTGGCCGTCGCCCGCCGCGACGTTCTTGATCACCACCTCGAGGCTCGCGATCGACGCGGCCTCCTCGCGCGTGAGGCGGTGGATCGGTCGCAGGTTGCCGTCGGCATCGAAGAGGTCGTGGACGTTCGAGAACGCCAGGCGCCGCAGTTCCTCGAGCACGCGCACGGCGGAGAGCTCCGCGCGGTCGAGGTGCCGCGCCGTGCCGGCCGCGATCGCGGCCGCGACACTAACATTCGCTAACAGCCGCGCGCCCTGCTCGTTGGCGGTCTTCCGACTGTAGCCGGCCCGGATCGCGGCCTGCGTGGCGTTTAGGTCGACCAGGTATTCGGCGACGAAGCGCGCGTGCCTGGGGTTCAGGGCGTGCGTGGGTCGGCGGCGTGTGCGTTTCTTCATCGGCGCCGGCGGCAGCACCAGGTCCAGACACACGCCCAGAGCTCGAGCTCGTCGGCGGGGATCTCGATGCCGTCGACGAGGAGCCGCCGCGGGGCGCGCCTCACGCCCGGACCACTTGTTTACTGTTCAGGGTCAACGTCGTGACGCGATCGGCGGGATAGAGCGTCTCCTCCGTTTCGAGATCGAGGTTGCAGTACTCCTCGGTCAAGTGAATGGCTTTGACGCGACAGGCGACGGTCACCCGTTCGCCGACGCGGAGTTCGTGGCCGTACTGGTCGTGGGGCATGGCGCAAATCTCCAGCAACTGAGGGCGCCGCGCGAAGCGAGGGCTGAGGGGTGAGAGGGTCCAGCTTGCCCTGAACGCGGGGCCGAATGTTCTACATCTAGGGCGAGGGGGCGGGAAATCGGCGTACGCTGGGCGGTCAGAGGCGGTTCTGACCACTGACAAATTCCGGTGCCCGCACTGCGGCGGCTGGCAATCCCGCGTCGTGGACTCCCGCCCCGATACCGAAGGCACGCGGTTTCTGCGCTGGCGGCATTGTGTGAAGTGTCACCAGGTCTTCGAAACGGCGGAACAGGCGACGGGGCGGCAAATTCCCTTGCACGTGGATCCGGCGCCTGGCGTCTCGGTCTCATGAGACGGCTCGGGCATCGGCACACCCCCGCGCTCGTGGTGCAACGGACGGCGAAAGCCCGACGGATGAACGATCAAAGCGATTCTTCGCGCGTGCCTGGGGAGCGACTCCCCGATCGGCAGGAACTACCGCGTCCGGCCTCGAGCTCGCGTGCGGCGGCGCCGACGTGCCGCCCGTGTCTGCTGCATCCCGGCTGCGATCTCTGTGACGGGCACGCCTGATGGTCCCTGACCCCGATCGCCCCTCGCTCTCGATCACGAAAGCGGCCGCGCTCGTCGATGTGAGTCGACGCACGATTTACAACTGGTTGGACAGCGGAAAACTCGAATTCAAACGCACGGCGGGCGGATCGATCCGCATCTTCACCGACACGCTGTGGCGTGAGAAAGACCAAGCCTGATGGCCGACACCGGCACCTACACCGCCTACCCCGCGCTCGCCGACTTGCCGCCGCTCGTGCGCAAGCAACGCACGCTCGAGGCGAAGATCGTGGCCGTCGCGCCGCTCGTCGAGGACGAAAAGACGATTCGGCAGCAGATCGATGTCTTGTTGATCAAGGCCGGGATGGCCTCAGGCGACGTGGTCACCTGCAACGGCTACGACGTCCAGCACCATCGGCGGAAGGGCGCGGAGGGACTCAATCAGGCGACGCTCATCGCGCAACTCGTGGCGGCCGGCCTCACGCGGGACGTCGTGGATGCAGCGATCGCGGCGAGTACGGAGACCGGCGATCCGGCCCTGTGGGCGAGTGTGAAGCCGTCGAAAGGCGCGCGCGTCAAACGGCCGTGACAGGGTAGGTCACACCTACCCCACAGCCTTTCGCCGAATCGGCACCTGACTGACTCGGACCGTCCGCACGTCGCCTCGACAGCGCGGCGCTCGTCCCCGATGCGCCTCCAGCACCGCCATCGCCCCGCTCCACCCGTCGATGTGCACGGGCAATAGGACGGAACCGCCTTTCCCGCAGCGATCGCAGCGCCAGTGCCACCGAAAGTGACGCGCGGCCTTCTTCACAGCTGCTCGAGATCCTTCCGCCGAATCTTCCAGCCCTTGTCCTTGATCGCCCCGGACCACCCGCCCCGACACGCGCGCCGCAAGTACGCCTGGCTGAAGCCGGACACGGCCGCGGCCTCGGGGATCGTCAGAAACAGCTTCTGAGAGTTCTCAGAAGTCTCGGACTTCTCAGACGCCAACGATCGCAGCGCCGCGGCAAAGACGAGGCGGAGGATCTCTTCCCCGGTCGGTAGTGGACCCGAGCGCTCGAGCGCGGCTCCGGTATCGATTGATACCCCTGAGAGGCCTGAGACCCCTCGCCCGTTCCCGTTCCCATTTGAACTCGCCGGTAAAACGAACGGCGGCAGGCCTGGCCGGCGCTCCTGGGCGATTCTCGCGACGTCGTCAGGGTTGTAGACGGCTTTCTCGGGCCCGCGTCCTGACGGCCGCCAGGCGGCTTGTTGGATTTTGGCGTCCTTGGCGAACGCCTCGATCGTTTTCGTGCTGACGCCGATCGCGTCCGCGGCTTGGGCTTTGGTCAGCCAGGTGGAATAGTCGGGGCTGGTCACTTCTGAGAACCTTTCGGAGGTTCTGAGAGTTCTGCGATCTCTGAGACGTTCCCCGTGGAACCTGCATCAGGAAAATGCGATTTCTCGCGAATGGTCAGGATGGGTTGACTCATCGATAGCCTTACCGCGCCCGCCGCTTGGCGTTCCCCGCGCGAAGGACGGCCCCGGCCAGCATCCCAGGTGCAGATACATCTGACTGCGCGACGTGCGATCGGCCCGGTCCGCATCGCGGTAGTAGCCGTAGATCAGGTTCGCGAGCTCTTCCGGATCGTGGGCGTCCAGGATCGCCGCGAGTCGTGCGCGGTCGTCGTCGGTCAGCGCCTTGCCGGTCAGGTCATCGACCGCGGCTTGCGCGGCCTGTCCGCGTCGAACGAAGTCTTCAAGGGTCATGTCAGCTCCCAGATGTGGTTACACCACGTGCAGTAGAGCGCGCCCGGTTGCGTCTTCGAGGCGCGCGCGCCGGTGTGCTGACAGATCGGACAGCGGGCCGACGTGATCTTCGCGGCCTCGATCTTGTTCGCGGGGAGCTTCATCATCGGTCGCTTCCCGGCACGGCGGAGGCCGAGTTTGTCGTTGATGGTGCTCACAAGATCATCCGCAACGGATTCGAGGGTGACTTTCATGACGAACCTCCAGAAGAAGCTTTCTCGCGAATGGTCACGACGGGTGGATCCACGTCCTCCCGTACCGCGTCGGCCGCTTTGGGTTGCTGCAACGCCTGTCGGAGCACGTCCGCGAAGCGTCCCCACTGCGGGGTTATCGTCGCGTCGTGCGGGCGCGCGTCTGGCCCGAGCGTAAGTTGCTGCGGGATCGATGGTCGAGCGCCGCCAGGGCGTTGTGAATCTGCTGGTTGTCGTAGGTGAACCCCCGCGCCAGGTGCTCGCGCTTGATCGTTTCGAGGTCCGGCGTCGGCAGGCTGCGGATGATCGCGATGGTCTGCCCGAAGGTCGGCGGCTCCAGGTGGTATCGACGTCGGTCCATCGCGCGACTCCTCTCGACTTTCGCCTTTTCGCTCTTGGTCTGGTTCGGGGTTCGTGAGCGTCCCGACGCGCAGCGGCGGTGCACTTAGATCAGAAGTCAGGGTACTGAGTACAGATGGACTGCCATTTTGGCAGTCAGATTTGGACAAAGTGGCAGTCAAGCCGGACAAAGTGGCAGTCAGATCTCGCGCGTTTTGACTGCCATTTTGGCAGTCAACGGCGGTCGGTTGGTCGATCACTTTCGCCATCGTGGCACTCGTCGCGAGCCGCTCTAAACAGATCCGGTAGGTTGTCGGTCGTCGATGCTGACGCTTCGCTTCGATCCAGCCTTGCTGTTCGAGACGTCGGAGGCATCGCGCGATCGTGCGAGGCGAGAGGTCCGGCACACGTCCCTGGAGTTTCTCGACGCTCGGGCGAGCCCCCGTCCCCGTCTGCCAATCCGCGAACCGCGCCAACGCCTGCAGCACGCGCACATCGGACGACGTGTGAAAGCCCGTGGTCCACGCGATGCGCTCTTCGATCGAGGCGCGGTACGTCACGCCCGCCCCCGAGTCTGCCTCCCTAAAGACTTCCCCGACCATCGAGCGGAGCGAATTTGTACGCACCTGGCTCGACGGAAAAAAACTCGGCCCTTTCTTTCTGATTCCGGCCCGCGGGATCTTGCCTTCGAAAAACGGCCTCTGCTATATCTAGATCTCGGTCGACACATCGCACGCCTCACACCCCCTCCCCGTCACGGCCGTCGCCCTGGAAAGCAACAGTGCCGTGTACGCGGAGGGGCCTCGTGGGTTATGTTGGGAGTGCGCGCTGGGAAAGCGCTTAGCTGCTACTCGGTTCCTCGATCGCTCCTTTCTGTCCGCCGGGGTGTCAGTCAGGTCGGACGATCCCGTGTCCCCACACCGGATCGTTCGACCACGTCCAAATTCAATGCTTCGTGTTCGAGGCTTCCGACTCCGTACTGACGGTGACCTCGATGCCGTGCGCGGCCTGCAGGCGCTTCAACATCTCCGCGGCCGCGTCCCCTTGCGCGCGATACTGGCGACACTGCAGCGTCACCTTCCAGTGGTGCATCTCGACGATCGCCTGCATCGTGACGACGGCCATCAAGAGCGCCGCCGACAGGAGCACGCCCATCCACCCCTTCGTCGCGAGCTGCATCCCCGCGGAGGTCAGGATGAAGCCACACGACGCGGCGAAGCCGATCCGGAACATCGTGAGCGCCCGGTTGGCCCGCGCCTCGTCAGAGTCCATCGCCGTCATCGTCGTCGGGATCGTCTTCCTCTCCGTTGCCATCGTTGTAGTCGTCATCCTCGAAGTCGTCATCGTCCGGCTCGGCGTCCTCGTCAGGATCGTCCGGGTCGTCGACGTGCGTTTCTACTTCCATCGCCGATCGCCCTCCCGGTCATAGCGGTGTTTCACAAGCCATGTGGGGGAGACGTCGGGTTTCCGATCGAGATGATGCCGGCGGCGGACGTGCCACAGTCTCAGCCCCGCGGCGATCACGAGCACGACGACGGAAATCAGAAACGCTCTCATACGCGAATGGCGAACGATCGACTACGCCGGCTCCTCCCGTACCGCGTCGTCGGCCCCGGGGTGAATGCGGCGATGTTTCAGCATGGCGTCAGCGAAGTCGTAGGCGCGTTGCGCGATGAAGTCGGCGTCTTCGTCACTGGCGACGCCGGCGTGCTGGCCCGCGAGGTCGCCGCAGAGCGCTTGCCCCGCGAAGTAATCCCGCAGATCGAACAACCGATCCCGAACGATGGTGTCCTGACCACCCGCGCCTTTCGATGCGGTACGGGAGGACCGCGACTTCCCCGTCGTGCCTCTGCGCGCCGAATGCTTTTCGGGCATTGTCAGTCCCTCGGATCCTCAGCCGTCAACCCGATCCGCGCATCGAACCGTTCGAGCACCCACGCGTGAATTAACCGCAGCGCCTCTTGCCGTTCCGCGTCGTTCAGGTGATTCACGGCGTCCGCGATTTTGTCGAGCAGGGCGTCGACGTCGTGCGCGAACAACCGGCGCCCCTCATCGATGAGGGTCTGCGCCTGGACGACGGGCGACTGGTTAGCCATAAGGCCCCTTATCGGACCCCCCGATTTTGTTGAGCGTTCACGGATGATGTACTTGACCTTTGTCAACCAATCGCGGCCCGAAGAGCGACAACTGTCGAGGTCCGCCTCGGGCGCCGAGTTTCCGCGGACGTAACACCTTCACGCCCCGCAATCGCGCTTCGTCGCGCCGCTGCGCGAGCCGCAAGACGTCGCCAGCTTCAAAGAGTCGCCACCCTTTCGGCGTGCGCGCACAGGCGAGCTGCTCGACCCGCACCAACCACCGCACCGCCTCCCGCGTCACGTGGAGCGCCCGCGCGACGTCTCCGGTCAGGAACGATCTTGACGTTGCCCCGTACGGCTCTGCTACCCTCGAAGCTGACATGGCCGACGGGCCTCCTTGACCCCGTGCCGGCTGTGACGCCAGGGGCCGCGGCTGGCCTAATCAACTAACCGCGGTCTCCTGATCTCTTCCCTACTTAAGCGCCACCTTCACACCTTCCGCACGCGTTCGATCAGATCGATCCGGCTCTGACAAAACGCCCGCGTCGTTTCGTTCGTCGACTGATCCCGATCGAGCGTGAACGCCACTTTCAACGTCACGAGTGCCTGATACGGCATCGACCGATAGAGCGCTTCGGTTTCGGCCGTCACGACCGTCGACGCGTCCGGCTCGAGGCGGCGATTGATGTCCTCGGCGACGCGTTTCACGAGCGAGGGTTTCATGCCGGCGCCTGCTCAATCGTGACGATCGTGTGCACCTTCACCCCGAGCCCCGCGCTCTCGGCCAACGCCACGATCAACGCATGCCGAAAGGACACGATCGCAAACAAGGTGTCGAGCTGCGGGTGTTCGGTCCCGGCAATCCAGCGCGCGATCTGTCGTTCCTCCCGTTGCGCCGCCCCGGAGAATTCTTTGAGACTCCAGCCGCGCAACTGCCGCGCGCGATCAATGGCCCGGCCGACCTCGTTGCTCTCCGCTTTCCGGAGATCGGCGGTCGCCATGCGCGGGCGTTTCTCCGTTCTGAGGAGTAGCGCCGCGCGATCCGGGTCGGGCACCGTGGGAACCATGACTCAGGCCAAGGGCCGCAGGACGCGCTCGCGACAGGCCACACACAGCGCGTGCGACGTCGGGGCGCCGGGATCCCCTTCCTGGAGCACGGTCTTGCACCAGGCGCAGACGATGCGGAGGAGGACGGCCGTCTCCATCAACCGGTCCGGCGATGGGACGTGAAGAACGATCGGCCGTTGCCGAGGCCTCGGCCGTCCGCGTAGCGATCGATCGGTTCGGCCTGGTAGCGCACGATGCGCCCGATGCGCGGCCGGAGCTCGATGCACATCGGCAGATGCCCGTGCTTCCGGTGATGGAAGAAGGACCGGCGCGGGATCGCCAGGATCTGGCACACCTGGTCGGTCGTGTAGGCCCGCGGCGGGAGGCTCACGAGGTCGCCTCGAACAGTTCCTCGGGCTTGCGCTTGAGGATCCGCGCGAGCACCTTCCGTTCGGCCTCGGAGGCGTCCCGGCGGCCGTTGACGATCTGACTCAGGCGGCTCTCATGCAGATCGGCCTTCTCGGCGACGTCGACCTGCGACAGCCGGCTTTCGAGAATTGCGAACTTGAGGGCGAGGTTCAGCTTAGCCATAGGTTGTTGTGCCGTACGTTACGTTGTTTTTCCGTACTCGTCAACAAGATATTGTACGAACGATTGTGAGCCCGTAACCCTGCCTGATTGGGACACCGCCCGCGCCGTCGGCTTGTTACCGTCGTGCGTGGTGGACACGAACGAGACGCTCCGACAACGCGCGTTGCGCCTGATCAACCTGGGATGCAGTCAGAAAATTATGGCCGGGAAGATGGGGATGCAGCCGGCCACCCTCAGCCGGTGGATCAATCAGAAGGACGGGATCGGGCCGGTGTCTGTCGCGGCTCTCGACGGGTTCAATGCCTACGTCGACGAATTGCGCGAGGCCCTCACTGACGTCGACACGATTCGTCAGTCCGGCGTGACGAAGTTTGGCGCGCCCGGCGCCGATCCTAAGGAATCAACAGGGAACCCGAAAGAAACCAACGGCCGCGCTCTTGCTGGTTCAACCGTCACACGCCCCCATGCCCAAACTGATCCCGTTTCCCACGCGACACGTGCAGAGGTGCGCCGCACGGTTGGTGATCTGGAGCGCCTCGCGCGACCCGCTGAGCAAGCCGGCGCCCTGGAGCGATCGGCCCATGCCGCCCGCGTCGCTCGGCAACATGCTGCAACAACTCGCCAAGCAAAGGCCCGTGCTCGTGCTCCTGTTCGAAAGCGTCGTCGCTGAGATCCTCGCGCAGTTGCAGTGAGCGGTCATGCCGCGCCGCCTGAAAAACATCCGGCCCTGGAAAGGCGGCTGGCAAGCGTACGTCGAGATCGCCGGCAAGACGTACGCGAAGAGCTACCCGCTCACCACCCCGGTCGAGGAGATGCGCGCCTGGCTCAAGGACCAGCGCGACACCTACGCCGTCCCGAAAGCGGCCCGCGGCTCGTTCGGCGCCGACATCGAGGAGTACTTGACCCGCGTCACCGCGCTCGTCACCTACACGCAACGCACGAAGCAGCTCGAGCTCTGGAAACGCGCCCTCGGCGCCGATCGGCCACGCCGGAGCATCAAAGCCGCCGACATCGATCGCGTGTTGCAAGGGTGGCTCGTCGCCGGCCTGGCGCCAGGCACGGTGCGCAAACGCCGCATGGTCCTGCTCTCGATGTGGAACAAGTTGGACGGGAAGGAAGTCCCCAATCCTGTGCGCGCGAGTGAAGCGCCGCGCGAACCGAAGCCCGAAGCCCGCGGCTTGCCCTACGACACGATCCAGCGCTTGATCGACGCGATGCCCACGAGCGTCACGAAGATCCGGATCCGCGTGCTCGCCTGGACGGGCTTACCGCCGGGGATGCTCGGCCAGGTGCAGCCGGCCGATCTGAACTTGACCGCCGAGACGCTCCGGGTGCGGCCGCGACGGAAAGGCGCCGGCGTCGAAGCCCGAACCTTGCCACTGCTCCCGCAAGCCGTCGAGGCCTTCAAAGCCTTTCACGCGGCCAATGCGTACGGGCCGTTCAGCGTGCCGACCGCGAACAGCATTTTCAAATCGGCCGGCCGCCGCGCGACGCCGCCGATCACGGGCATCAGCCTCTACGATTTGCGGCACTCGTTCGGGACGATGTTGTATCGAGTGACGAAGGATCTCGCGACGGTCTCGCGGTTTCTCCTGCACTCGACGGTGGCGGCGACGGCCCGCTATGCGGCGGGGGCGATGCAGGACGTGGATCGCGCGGCGGCGACCTTGGCAGGCCAGCTGCACGCGCCTCCGCCTGTCCCGGAAAATAAATAACTTGATTACTGGTGGTTAGACCTCTAAAGTGAGTCCATCATAAGCCAGGCGACGATCGCGGTGCAGGACCGCGTAACTGGCTGGAAGGGTTGGCCAGATGCGCGATCGGAGTCTCAGCGATTCGTGCATTTGGAGTGCAAGAGATCCCGTCGTCGCGCTGGGGACGACACGACCGGTCCTGTCCCCGTCCCTGCCCCGCCTGGATCCCTGGATCGTCTGGCTGCCGGGTCTCGTCGTGTGTCAGAGCGTGGCCCTGTCCGCTCTCTGGACGGACGGCGGCGACTTTGCGACCTTCTACGCGACCGGGCGCGCGTGGATCGCCGGCGCGGACGTGTATGCGTCGGGCCAGCTGCCGAATCTGAATCCGCCGATCGCCACGCTCCTCTTCGCCCCGTTTGCGTGGCTGCCGCTGCACGGCGCGCTCGTGCCCTGGCTGATCCTGAATCTCCTGGGCCTGCTGGTGTCGCTGCGGATCCTCGGCCGCGAGCTCGCGATCGCTCCCTCGCTGCGCGGCCTCGTGCTGATCGGGCTGTCCCTGCCCGCGCTGCAACTGGTGCACAGCGGCAATCTCGGATGGCTGCTGATGGTGCCGGCGACGCTGGCCTGGCGATCGGCGCGTCGGGACCAGTGGACCCAGGCGGGCGCCTGGCTCGGGCTGGTCCTGATGTTGAAACCGATGTTTCTCGGGTTCCTGATCTACGTTGCCTGGCGGCGGCAGTGGCGCGCGCTGCTCGCCTGTGGCGCGGTGGGCCTGGGGTCGCTCGTGCTCGGCGCGGCGATCGTCGGCGTCGACGCGTACGCCTCCTGGTTCCGCGTGGTGGGCACGGTGAATACCGCCAATCTGAGCAACGCCTCGCTGCTCGGCCTGGTCGGACTCTGGGGCCTGCCCCGTCCCTGGTATGGGCTGGCCGGCGCCGTGGTGGTGGGGCTGACGGGGTGGCGGCTCGCGCAAGGACCGCGGTCCGTCGATCGCGAGTGGACGATCGTCTGGCTCGCCTCGATCCTGATCTCGCCGATCGGGTGGGTGTATTACCTGTGGTTCGCGGCCGGGCCCCTACTGGCCACCTTTCATGGTCAATCGTCGCGACGCCTCACGATCGCGATCGGGCTGCTCAGTGTGGGCGCGCTGCCGCTCTTGGCCCTCTCGCGCGTACTGCCGGGTCCGATGGGCGCGCTCTTCGCCCCGGTGGCGGGCGTGGCGACGCTGCTGCTGTGGTGGGTGAGCCTGGACGGCGGGTGTAGACTCCTGAACCGTACCCCGTTTGAACATCCGTTCAAACCCCAGGAGGTTCCCGTATGAGTCTGAAGGCCCGTCAAAAAGCCCACCAACGCCAGGAAACCGCCGCGACCGAGGTGCCGATGCCCGGCCGCGCGACGTGGGCGCCGCCGTTCCAGACGCCGATTCACGGCGAGGTGGACGGCGATGCGGTGCGGATCTCGATGCTCGGCGATCAGCCCGGCAGCAGCCCCGTGTATCTCTGCGTCGACGGGGACGGCAATAGCGCGATCGTCCCGCTCACGGACGTGACGATCACCGACGGCGCGTATTTGCCGCTCCGGAGATCGAAGTCCACGAAGTAGCTACCGCGCGTCGAGCGCGTCGACGTCGGCGCGACTGAGGAGCTGCAGGCGGGGATAGTGGGGCGAGCGACGGGCGAACTCCGGCGCGTCGTCGACGCGCAGACTCGCCACTTCCCCGCCCGGATTGACGCGGGCCTTCCAGCACGCCCGCACGGCCGCGGCGATCCACGGGCCTTCCTGCTGATCGTGCATCGTGGGGAACAGCTGCAACGCGAGCTGCGCGTCGGCCTCGGTCACGTCCACGACGACGGCGCCGAGAAATTGCTGCCCGGTCGGACGGTCGCTGTCGCAGAAGCTCAGCCAGTACGTCCGCATCGGTCACAGCCTAACAAACACGACCGGGAACGTCGCATCGATGTAGGTGTGGCCCTCGACGCAGAAAAACTGCGTCCCCTCGATGCGCAGCTGGTGCCGCGTGACGGCGAAGTGCGTCGCGAAGCTCAGACAGAGGCCGTTGCGGATGTCGTGGCGCACGCGGCGATCGGCGCGGTCGACGATGTGATGGGCTTCGGCGCGCAGGGGATCGAGCTGCCGACTGCGCAGCACGGGCCGCCCGGTTTTTCGATCCTTCCACTGGTCGCGCGTTTTCACGGCGAGCGCCCAGGCGTCGAGGAGGCGCTTGTCGGCGAGGCGCGCCGCTTTGTTCGCGACGGCGCGATCGAGCTTCGAGCCGAGCCGGTGCTTCGGCGTCGCGCGGGGATGTTCCTGGAGCTCGGCCAAGGTGGGGGCCTGGCCGAAGAGACTTGGCTGCGCGGACACTGGCGCGATCGTGACGTCGACCACGGGGCCGCACTGTTCGTCGGCCGGAATGATTTCGACGTCGACGTACGGCCAGGCTTCGGGACGGAGGAATGTCGGGATGCTCACGCGACCTCCTGGAGGGTCTGCACTGCTGCGAGTTCGTCGTCGACTTCCGCGAGAAACGCCGTGACGACGCGCGCGTAGAGCGCGATCTCCGTTTCGTCGCGCGCGTACCGGACCAGCATCGTCTGGAGCGGCAAGGGAAAGCGATCATCGAAGCTGAGGAAGTCACACCAGGCGGCGCCGGTCATCCACAAGTTGTGCACGATCTGCGGGAGGTACTCGGCCGGGATGGTGCGCGACGTGAGGGACGCCAGGTGGGTCGCGGACTTCGGACACTTCACTTCGAGCAGGCCCGCAAAGTCGCCCAGGTGCCCATCGAGCGAGCAGCCGACGGGCAACGTGTCGTGCGCGAGGAATCCACTGCGCCAGGCGACGCGCCCGGTCAAGGCTTCATAGGCCGCGACGGCCTGCGGCTCCTGCAGCACCGCCCGCCGCATCTCGGGACTGCACCAGGCGTCCTCCTGGCAGGTGCCCGTGAGGCGCTCGAGGACGAGTTGCGTGCGGAGGTCCTTGCGCGCCGCCGTCGGGGTCCCCTTCTGCGTTGTGGCGATCATGGCCGCCGCGCGGCTGCCCGTGAGGCGCCCGAGCCGCGCCGCAAACCACGCCGGCGATCGCTGGGGCACGTCGACGACGGTGAACGGATGCGCGACGGGACTCGTGGCGACCAGCGTGCAGGTCATGACACCCGCCGTTCCGCGATCGCCTTGAGGTCCTGCCAGAGCGCCGCGTTGGTCGTCCGCAGATGCCGCCGGAGCGCCGTCGGGGCGTCGTACCACGCGCGCTCGAGCGCCGCGGTCCCGCGCTGGGCCGTCTGGCGCAGCGCATCGAGCCACGCGAGATACCCGGACGGATGGAGCGTGGCCGCCTTCGGCGTCGGCGTCGGCGTCGGCGCGATCGCCGTGCGCCCGTCATCGTCGGCGCCGCGCGTCGTGATGTTGAGGAGGTCCTTCGTCGTGTAGCGCCGGCCGTAGCTGACCGCGGAGCCGCGCGCCTGGATCGCGTTTTTCGATCCGCTCGTGTCGGCCGCCGCCAAAAATTCACTCGTGCGCTCATGGCCGTCGCGGTGGGTCAGCAGGCCGATGACCTTGATCGTCGACGGATCGGGCCACTCGGTGCGGAAGCTCAAGCCGAAGCCGTGCCGCACCAGAATCGGGCGCAGGACGGTCTGGATGTCCTCGAGCGGGGCGAAGGTCCACTTGCCGCCGTCCCCGGCCGCGCCCTCGAGGATGGTCGGGATCTCCGCCTGCATCGCGGCGAACGCGTGATTGAAGGCGGCGCGCGCCTGGTGCGCGAGGATGTGCTCCTGCATGGCAATCAGGCGCTCGAGCTTGGCCACGTCGACGTCTTTATTGGCGGCGAGACGCTCGAACATCAGAACGGCCGGGACCATCGCGGTGGATGGGGGGGCCACGGCTTCAGCGACGGCGCTCATGCGACACTCTCCTGGTTCTTCGTGATGGGGGTGATCGGCCGCGCCTTCGCCATCTGGCGCGCGGTGAACGCGTCGGCCCACTGATCGCGGCGATCCGAGCAGGCGTCACACGTCGTCGTGGGATCGTGGTCGGCTTTCGAATAGTCCACGCCGCAGTCGGAGCAATTCGCGTTGGGGCGCACGTCGTCGGCGTCGTCGGCCCAGGTCACGAGGCACGCCCTTTCTCGAGCTCGAGCGCCGCATCGATCCGGGCGTTGTCGGTCAACATGGCGTCGAGTCGGGCGCCGGTCGTGGGAGCCGCGAGCAGCTGCTGGAAGCTCAGTTGCCGGCGGTTCGCCGCGATGCGCGCGCGGGCTTCGGCCAGGGTCCAGCCGCGGCCGATCAAGCGGACACAGAGACTGAGTTCGGGGGAGGTGAGGATCATCGGGAGCGCCTTTCTGCGTGGCTCCCGGTAGAATCGGGCAGCCCGCGTAACCAACCAGCCTTGGAACCGGGTCAGGCGTCGTTCGGTGCTAGTAACACCGGGCGGCGCCGCATTCCTATAAAGAGAGTCTACGGCAGTGCCGTATTGATGTCAAGCGCTTATTTGACGGCTGTCACGGCAATGCCGTAGACTGAGCCCATGACCATCGCCGACGAAGTACGCGCTCTCCGTGCGACCTTGCGAGAGGATACCGCCAGCTTCGCGGCTCGGTTCGCGCGTTCGTCTCGGACGGTCGAGGATTGGGAACAAGGGCGACGTCGGCCGGATGCGTTGGCGCTGCGGTTGATTCGAGAACTCGCCGCCCGCATGAAAAAGAAGCCCGCGAAGAAAGCCCGTGAGTGATCATCTCCACTGCCCCCTGTGCGACAGCCCGTTAGGATCCGGCGTGATCGATAGCCGGTGTACGGGCCTGGCGATTCGCCGTCGGCGCCACTGCCGGGCCTGTGGCGAGCGCTTCACGACGTACGAGGTGGCGTTTGATCCGACGCGGTTCGAGGTCCAGCGGGCGCGCGCCAAACCGATCGCCGCCCAACTGCGCCAGATGGCCAGCGCGCTCGAGGTGTGGTGAATTTTTCAGCCACGATTCGCGCGGCGTGAAGCCTTCGCGATCTGCGCGCGTCTCCGCCGTTTCTGTCGCCGTTTTTCAGAGAGACCGAGCGTCGCCCCGATCCGGCCTTTCCGATGCTTCTGATGCGGCGTCGGAATTCGAGGCTCGAGCCATTCGGGTGGAAGAATCATCGGACCCGGCTCACCTTTATGAGATGTGGACGAGGGAGCGATCCTCCCCCGTCCCTGCCCTGGCGTCTAGTTGTGCTTGCGCGCGGTCGGCGCGGGTTGCACCGCCGCCAGCGCTTCATCCGCACTGACCTTGACCGCGTCGGCCGACGTTTTCAGATCCGCCAACTGCGAGGCCGTCAACGCGTCGCCCGCGTTCAGCGCCGCGATCTGACTCTGGAGATCCGCGATCTGCGTTTGCTGCGCGCCGATCGTACTGCCCACCGCCGTCTTGATGGCGCCGAGGTCCGCGTTCACCGCATCGAGGTCCGCTTTCACATCATCGATCGCACTCATAAGTGACACTCCTTGTTGGCGCAGAACCTCGAGAACCCCTTCGGCGCGCTGCAGGCTCTGCGTGATCGCAGGCGCGTTGCCGAGATACAAATGCAGATCGCCGTTGACCACGATCGACACGGGCGCCGCCTCGCCCGGCGGCACCTGACGCGCTTCATTCATCGGGACTCCTCCACGGCTGCGCGTAGTGTGCGCCGCGCCGATCGAAAAGTACACTCCCGCGGAACGCCTGAGCTACGCGCCGACGACGGGCGCCATGTCCTTGCGGGACGTGATCGCGGGCGTCGGGAAGCCGCGATCAATCGCCGCTTCGACGGCCGCCTCCGACGTCGGCTGCGATAGCGACAACGCCGTCAGCAGCTTCAGCCGCGCCGCGTACTTCTGCCAGAGCGACCAGCCGAGCGCGACCAGGCCGATCGTGGCGGCGCCCACATACGTCGTCGAATCGGACGCGGACCAGATCCCCGCCTTCACGAGATAGCCGGCGGCGAGCGCGAGGCCCCAGCGGACGATCGCGGCGAGCGCTTCTTGGGCGATCGGGTTCATTTGAGGATCCGCCCGACCAGCCAGGCGCCACACGCCCAGCCGAGCCCCGTGAAGAGCCCGACACAAAACCAGACGAGGAGCGCATAGGGCGTGAGAGTGCTTGGCATGTCCGTTACCTCGGCGTCGTGTGGAGCGTGGCGTTGTGCCCGGCGACCGCGGAGAAGAACACGGCGCCACTGATCGCGGCCACGAGCGCGATCGTCGGATGCGAGTCATGCAACTTCACGAGACCCCAGGCCGTGCCCGCGGCAATCCCCATCTTGAGCGCGCCGGCCGCCCAGGGCGTGCCGACCAACGGCGCGAAGGCCGGATTCCCTTCCTGCCCCGTGCGACTGCCGATCGCGTACATCGTCGTGGACAAGTCCGCACCAGACGCCGCAACGTAGGCGGCGATCGCGACGTGGGTCACGAGGGCATGCGGTTCGTCGGCCGCGCGCACCGCTGACGGCACGAGCAGCGCGAGGGCGACGCAGAGCAGGGTCTTCATGGTTTCCCCTTGGGCACACAGCCCCAATCCACCGGTTGCCGACGAATCCCGAACAGCGAGACCGACGCGTCGCAGTTGATCAGCGCGGGTCGGGCCTTCAGGGTGAGGACGTCGGACTCGAGCGCCGTGATGCGCTGGAGCAGCTCCTCGAGCGTCGACGTCGGCACGCCGCCCGGGTCGCCTTTCGGTCCTGCAGGTCCTGGCGGGCCGATCGGTCCCGGCGGTCCCTGAACGGGCGTCGGCGTCGGCGGAACGGGCGGCACGATCACCGGGGCACCCGGCTGAAACTGGGCGGGTTGATCGCCGAGCGACGGATCCAAGGCATCCACGCCGCGCAACTTCCCTTCCCAATAGCGCGACCAGCCGGCTCTACACACTCGGTCCCCGAAGGCGCCGAAATGATTACTGACCGAGACCCAGTACAACCCGTCGTCGAGCCCGCTGCCAGGCTGCATGGACGGCTCACGACCATAGAGGCCGCGGAAGCTGGCTTTGTACGCGGCGATCATCGTGGCGTCGTCGAGCGCTGTGAGCGCGGGATGCGTCGCGATGCAGTCGGAGGTTTGCGCGGACACGGGCCGCGTCAGCAGGAGCAGCGCGACGACGAGGATCGACAGTTCGCGTTTCATGGGGTCCGTGCTTTCTGTGATTGGTGCACCTTCGCTAGGGCCACGACGTACCGGCAATGTCGGCGTGGTAGGCGGCAGCGTTCGCCGCCGCCACGCCGAAGTCGAACGAGGGCTCCAACAGCAACCGGCCCCGGTAGCCATAGGTCCGGCCGGACACCGGATGGCGGACGATGTAGGTGTAATCCGTCGCGAGCTTGCCCTTGAACCACTTCATTTCCGGCCATCGAATTTCGTCGACCGGCGAGTAGGTGCGATCGAAGATGACCTGCAGCATCTGCCCGCTCGCCAGGGGCACGATGAAGTACGGTTTCGTGTACCGTGGCCAATCGTAGGCGGCCAAGTTGTAAGGCGCCACATTCGCCGGATCAAACGCCAACACCGGCGACAGCTCATGTCGATACGACCCGCCGTAGACAAGGCCGGGATCATCCGGCGCGTTGCCCCGAATCCACTGTTCGGCGCCAGCCGGCCCGAGCTTGCCAACGAACCAGATCGCGCGGTCCAGCATGGCCGCCGTGTAGTTCGCCTGGAATCGCATCATCCACGTGCCATAGGGGTTGGTGAACTTCGTCGCGTCCATCGGCGTGATGGTCGAGGCGAAATCGATCCGGTTCGGCGCCGACACCGTGAACGTGTCCGAGTACGCCGCGTTCCAGCGCTCATCGAACGCGTTCCGGTGCAGGGTGACCTGCTCCGCCGTGGCCCGCACGGTCGAGAAGGCGCCAAAGCGGGGCGTGAAGAAGGTCCCGAAGTTGCCGGTCTTGCTGAAATCGCTGCCCGTCGAGACTGCAGACAAAATGTGCTCGGCATCGAGCAACGCCCGGTTGGCGCTCACGGCGTTCGCGGACGGCAACAACACGTGGGTCAGCGACGAGATGCCGTTCATGCACTTGGTCTGGTCCGTCCCGCCCGTCGGCTGCGATCCTTCGTTGCCGCGAATGTCGAGGACGAGGTCGCCGATCGTCAGGTGTTGCGACGCGCACGGCGCAATGATCCCCGCCGACGTCGGCCCGCTGACGACACTCACGACGACGAGACCGGCGAAACCGAGGAGCGCGACACGGGACACGTTCATGGGAGGCCTCAAGGTGGTCAGGGAATGACGACGACAACGGTGGCTTTGACGCCGGGCTCAAGCGCCAGCAGCGTGATGCTGGCGGCCGACGGATCGAGGCGCAGGGTCTGGCCGACGAGCAGCGTCGGGTTGTCGCGTTTCGACGACAACGGGGTCATGTCGAGCGAGTGGTCGCCCAGGCGCAGCAGCAGGCCGAGTTCGAGGCCGGCCGGCAGGCTCGCATCCACCCCGATCCGCTGGCGCCACTCGGCATAGAAGGTCCGGAAGGTCGGGAAGACGCCGCCGGTGCTGACGTGGATCTCGGCGTACATCGGTCCGTCGACCAGGCGCTCCATCGGCGCGAGCTCGAAGAGATGGGTGCCGGACGACTGCACCAGGACCCGGTTGGCGTCCGTCAGGAACCCGAGGCGGTGCTTGATTTGCGCGGGCGAGTGGAAGAACAGCCCGGTCGCCACCGGATCGCCCCCGACGCCGACATAGGGCCGCCACGGCGCACAGGTGGCCGAGATGGTGACGGGCGCGCCGGCCGCGTCCTTACACTGCTCAAAGCCGTACCACGGAAAGCCGGTCGACAATTCGAGCTTCCACAGCCCGTAGACGGTCGAGAGTTTGGCGCCCTGGTTCTGCACGTAGGCGCGACTGCCCCACTGAATGATCTGATCCCCCGGACACGGCGGAAACAACCACTGCATCGTCGTGTCACTGGGGACGTTCGCCGCGATCACGCTCGTCACGGCCGCGCCGATGGCCGGCACCCGAGGATCCCAGAGACAGCCCGCGGGCGATCCGGCCGGCCGCGGCAACACGTACGGGCCGTAGACGCCGGCGATGTCCATCGTCCGCGCGCCGTTCGAGTTCTCCGACCAGAACCTCGCGACGCGGGCGAAGTAGTCGCGACTGGCGACGACGGGGTCGCCTAGGAACGTGACCGGCTGCGGCACTCCGTACTTGTCGTTGGTGGTGTTGCCCTCGAACGTGTACAGGACGACCGCGAGTTTGTCGTGGCGGACCGGCGGCAGTTGGGCGCGCACTGGCGCCGCGAGGCCGAGGAGCAGCGCGACGAGGAGCCCGGCGAGTCGAGCGCGACACACTCTCATAGGAATGCCCTTCGTTTACGTGTAGTGGGTCAGACTCAGTTGGACGTTCACGCAGCCGATCGACAGCCAGCCATGGATCGCGAGACTCGACCACCGAGCATCGATCACGTGCAGCGCCGGGCCGAGTTCCCATAACCGGAGGTGATAATGGCCACGCAGCCGCACCTGCCACGCGCGCCAGAGGATCACGACGCGTCTCCCGTGGTCCGGCGCGTGAGTCGCAGCGCCCCCGCGTCCTCGCGCCGCGCGGCCTGGTGGACGTGCACCTTCAGACCGTCGTGTTGCACGTGCCACCGTCGGAGGAACAAGTCCTGCAGCCCATCGCGCAACGTCGCCATCTCGGCTTCCACTGCGTGTTCGCGGAGATGGAGTTCTTTCAAGCGGACCGCGATCGTGATGTTGAGGCGCTTCGCGGTCATGGCGTCTTCTTCGCCGCGGCCCGGAGCGCTTCCGCCGTCGCCTGGGCGCGGAGGAGTTCCGACGCCGTGACGGCGGCCGTGGCCTTCAAGGCTTCCGCGGCCGAGGCCGTGGCCATCGCCGCTTGACTGACGATTTCCCGGTTCGCCGCGGTCAGCTTGTCCCGCAGCAATTCATGTTCATTGCGGTACTGCTCGAGCGCCGCGAGGGACTCTTTGAGCTGCGTCCGGACTTTGTCGAGGTTGCCGTTGACGTCCTGCTCCACCCGCGCCACGGTGGTGTGCACGTCCTGAATTTTTTGCTCGGTGCGCAAGCCGGTGGCTTCGAGCCGCTGGGCCGACCGGAACCCCGCCAACGCCACCAGAATCGCCGGAATCCCCACCACGATCACGGAGCCCAAGCCCGTAATCAACGCGACGACCACCGTGTCGCTCATGGCTGCCACCGCGTCGGCGGCCCGCGATACGTCCACGCCCAGAGACAAAAAATTAGTCGCATCGGATCACTCCTCGCTGACCGCGGTGGCCGTCGTCGCGCGCTGCGTTTGCAGCGCCTGCAGCCGATCGCGCACTTGCGCCAGCGTCAGGAGCGGCGCTGGGATCGCTTCCCACAGCGCTTGCGTGACGGCGTCGAGGCCGCCCTGGCCGAGCACCTGGCGGACTTGATCGGCGCGAATCGCCGCCACGGTCACCGCATCCGCGGGATCGATCGTCGCCACGAGCAGATTCCCCGCCAGCCGCTGATCGTCCGTCGCGTCCTTCGCGTAGGCGACGCGCCACGTCGCGCGATCGCGGGGATCGCCGACACTCACGCCGTCGATCGGAATCAACGCCGTCCGCAGCGCCTTGTCGAGCACGAGCACAATGGGAATGTCCATACCTAGCCCTCGCACCACCCCACCAAGCCATTCGCCACGCCCGCCATGCCGCCGGTCGCGGAGGGCGTCCCGTACCACGTCGTGGTGCCGAGCGCCGTACTCGCTTCGAGCCACGCGTAGTAGTGCCGGCCGATCGGCGGGTACTTCGTGAGGTGGCCGGTCAGCGTCTGCACCAAGGGCTGGCTATCGTCCCCGTTGCGCGCCGCCCCCCCCAGGAACGCGCCGGTCGGCGCCGTCGTCGAGTCTTCGCCCACCGCAATATTCGTCGTCACGGAGGTGGCCGATTGATTGGTCGCCATCACCGTCAGATCAAGCAGGGTTTCGGCCACCCCGACGACCACCTCCACCTGATTCGCCGCCGCCGCGTTCGCTTGGCGCCACGTCGCCGTCGTATACGTCCAACTCGCGGTGGCCTCCCCCCGCACGAGGAAGCGCCGCACCCGGTGGTAATAATTCCAGACGTACCGCTTCGTGCCACTGTCCTCGGTCTGGCCGCTCACCGTGGTCGTGCGGAAACTGCCGACGTAGCGCCGCGCCGGCGTCGCCGCCTTCGCGTAGAACCCGTTCTGCAGACTGATCGCCGTGGCGCGCGTCGTGTCGTTCGTCCACGCCAAGGCTTCGATGTTGACCGCGCCGGCGTTGTCGTACGCGAACACGTCGTACATCTGGCTCGTGGTCGAGGGCACCACGATCGACGTCTCGACGAGCGTATCGACGATGATCGCCGAGCCGTTCCACAGCGCGACCTGATTGCACCCGCCGACCGGCGTGTAGTACAGCGTCGTCGCGCCCGTGACGTCGGCCGTCGTGACCGGCACCGCCGTCGTGAGCGTCAGGCGGCCACAGGCCAACGTCGAGAGAAACGACTGCGACGTGACCGGCGGCGGCGGGTCGGCCGTCAGCGCCAGAGTCGTCGTCGTGTCGGCCTGGCCGAGCAAGCGCGCATTCGCGGGCGCCGTCGACGTGATCGCGCCGGCCGTGCCGACGTAGTATTTGCCGCCGGTCGTCAACGCGCTGAGGCCCGTCACGCTGCCCGAGAGCCGGACCGATCCGCTCGCCGCGCTGCTGATCGACGCGGGGACCATCCCGACGATGTTGAGCGTGCTGCTATAGGTGGCCGCGCTATCCGCTTTGTACCAGAGGCCCGCGGTTTTGCTGCCGTCCCCGGCCGACAGATAGACGGCCTGGCCCGCCGTCAGCGCTTCGCCCGCCGTGCCGATGACATCGATCCCCGCGCTCGTCCCGGGCACGGCCGAGATGTTGTCGACCGTCTTCAGGATCGCGCCGTCGCACGTGCCGGCCGTGCCGGTGCTGTCCTGGTAGACGAATTTGAACGACGCGCCGAGCGGGAGGAACGCCACGAACCGGCCTGACGTATCGGTCCGGATCGGGTTCGTGTTCGCGGCCATCAAGCCGACGTCGGTGTACGTCGTCGCCGGCGTGGACGTCCCCGCCGTGTACGTGCAGATCTTGCCGTTGACGATCGGATTGCCGTTCGCGTCGAGTTCGGTTTGAAACGGCGACGGCATGATCGTGCCGGTGGCCGCGCCGAGCGAGAGCGACAGCACGAAGCACGCGAGCAGCGCGCCGACCACGGTCCGCATCATTTGAATCCCTTCGCGTAGTCGTGGAAGGCGAGGCTATCGGGAAAGGTCGCCTTGACGTCCTTGTTCCACGGCGCGATCGGGCCGGTGGTCTTGCCCTGGGCGCGCGTGTGGTAATTCCCGGCGTTGTCGACGTACGCGCGGCCTTCACTCCACGCGCGGGCGCCCTGGTTCACGCTGAGGCGTTGCGGCGCGGTCAGGTCCGCGAGCGACGCGGCCGCGCCCGATGGTGTAGGCTGTGGCGGCGATGTGGCACTCGGCGCGTCGGTCCCTGGCGGCGTGGCGGTCGCTTTGCCGCGCAGCCCTTTCGGGAATTGCGTCTCGGCCGCCGTGGGCGTGGCCAGTCCGAGAGACTGATTCAACGTGCGCCCCGCCTGAATCAGGTCCCGGGCCTGCGCATCCGACTTGCCCTGCGCCCGCATCCGAAAATATTCCTGGGATTCCGGCGCGGTCATGGTCGGCTTGGTGGCTGCCGCTGCGGGGGTCGCGGGGGCCGTCGCCGGCGCCGCGGCCTGCCGGGCTTGATACGCCGCCCGCGCGCGCGCAATCGCCTCCTCGTTCAACATCTGGGACGGACTTTTGGCCGGACGTGCCGCCGCCGATGGTGCGGGAGGGGGACCGCCTGGAGGCGGCGTACCACCGGGCACACTTTCGACGGGTGAAGTAGCCGCCGGCGGCGTGCCCATCGTCGCGATCTTCGTTTTCGCCGCGTCGTTCGCCGCGCGGGCCGCTTCGAATCGCGCTTTGGCTTCCGTGACGCTCGCGGCTTCCGTCGCGGCGGCGGGGGCGGCCCCGCCTTTCTGGTAGCCACTCAGCCACATCGCCAGCGGGATCGCCAACGGCTCGGGCACGTGCGCCGTTTTCAAGCCGAACTTGAACGCTTCGTACTTCACGATCGGCGTGGCTTCCTTCGTGGCGGCGAGGATCTTCGGCAGCACGCCGACGCCCGCCGCGCCGATGCGCTTGAGCGCCTGCCCGAACATCAGCGCGTCTTCCGGCGCGATGCCACTCGGCTCGCCGATGCGCTGGTCGCCGATCCCCACCATGTTCGAATCGAGCCGCGGCCGATCGCCGGCGACGTGGAGCTTCACGCCGAGCACCGTGAAGTCGCGACCGGGGGGCGTGACCGCGTCCACGCCCGCCTTCTGGAAAATGTCGTGCAGTTCGCTCTCGGTGGGCACGTGATCGCCCGTGATGTCGAGCGTCTTCCCGTTCGGCGCCGTCACGGTCATCGTCTGCGCGGGCATCAGTGCACCACGACCGTAAACCCGCCGACCTGGAGGGGCGCGGCCGCGGCCGCGGGCTCTTTGACCGCCGACGTGCCTTCCATGTACGTGCCGCGCGTCATCGCTTTCCGCCGGAAGCCGATCAGGTTCTGGATTTCCTCGAGCGCGGCCGCGATCGCCGGCACGCTGTCGGACTGCCCGATCAGATCCATGCCCTGTTTCAGCTTCGCGTCACTCGTCGCGCTGCCCGTGCCGCCGCCGGAGAGGATCTTCGCGACTTCATCGCCGACGAGCACGGCGTCCGTCTTGAACCGCTTCAGCTCCGTCGAATTGAATTGACCCGCCGCCGCATTCTTCAGCTGGTTCCAGGAGCGCCAATCGCCATTGCCGAGCGTGCGCGCGTTCTGCAGCAGCCGCGGCATCGATTCGAGCGTGCTGTCCATCACGCGGATGGTGTTTTGGAACGCCGGACTCTTGACCAGCGTGTACGTCGCCGACGCCTCTTCGAAGTTGAAGGCCGGATCGATCTTTTTCGCTTCGGCGGCGACGGCCAGCTTGAACGCCAGGCCTTCGCGCCCGCGCGTGCTGAAGAGCGAGGCGAGCTGCTCGGGCGCGATCCGATG